ATTAATATTAATAATGATGAAAATAATGATAAATAAATTATTTAAATTCTTTTATAACTAATATAAAAATTTTAAGTTTATATTAGTATGTAATCTGTAGAGTATAGGCGCTAAAACAGATGAAATTATTTTGTGGAATTATTCAAATACTTCACAACAATAATCAAATTGTAGATCCGATATTAAGTATTATAACAACCATGTTTTATAATATTTATATTGACAGCACTATAGAATTTACTATACAAAACAAATTTAATTATTTAGAAACTGTTTTAAACAATCAAAACTTATTCGTAAATACTAAAGAACAATTTATTTGTGTTTTTTGTAAAACACAGAAAATTTATTGGATTCTTTCAAGGTTTTTTCGAAAATTCTTATTATTCGTAAAAAATAGAAAAATGAAATCTTGTTATGAAATCCCCCCCCCCTTATTATAATACATTGTTAGTCATATGACTGCATATAAGAGCTATAGAATTATTATATAGATGATAGTGTTGTATATTATTAATATTTTATATTTATTTGTATAAAATATTCAATTGATTTTATTTATAACATTGTAATTTATTACCTTTATCATCATAAACCCATATTTCACATTGATAACCATTATCTTTCATTGCTTGTTGTTTTTCAAAAACATTATCTTTTTGTATTGTCCATGTTGATTTAACTTCAATACATCTTTTTTGTTTTGGAATATAAAAATCAACGTAATATCTGTGCTCCTTTCCTTTTTTATCTTTATACCATATTTCAGGTACTTTTTTTCTAGAAGTAATTATATCTTTTTCATTTATTTTTTCAATATGTATTAATTCATCTATACCAAAAATTTCATAACCTTGTAATTGAATAATTTTTTTACTTGGTAAAGTATAATCTTTTAAAGTATAAGCAGTTTTTAATGCTCTTTCACAAATTTCTGGACAATGAAGAGGACTTTCATATCCAAAATTAATTAAACAACTTTGTTTATATTTATTTTTTATTTCTTCATTTTGCATTGCATTAATAAAACCAAATCTTTCTATATTAGTATTCTCTCTTTTTTCTTTGAATTCATTGTTTTGAATTGCAAACTCTACACCATATCTATCTTTACAAGTTTGTTTTCCTTTTTCTTGAACTTCGGACAATTGCGATGTAAATTCTACTCCATATTTTTGAAAATTATTTTTTTTTCTTTTTTCTTGGATATCTTTATTTTGTATTGCAAATTCTGTACCAAAATTTTTTAAACAAGTTTGTTTTATTTTTTCTTTAATATTTTTATTTTGACTTATAAATTCTACACCATATTTTTCTAAACATGTTTCTTTTCTTTTATCTTTAACTTCATTTGTTTGAATAGCAAATTCTACACCATATCTATCTTTACATGTTTTTTTTCTTTTATTATTTCCATTATTTAATGCACAATTTCTACAATATCCTCCAGCAGTTAATAATACACTATATAATTTTTCAAAATTATTTTCACAATTTTCGGTTAAACATTTACCTTTTATCATAGTTTTACTTGTAGCCTTTTTATCATATTTTTCCAATAATATGATTTTACGTTCTTCACAATATTTACTCAATTCTTCACAATTATAAATCATTTATATATAATTTTAAAATTAATAAATAATATTCAATTTTATTATTATCTTGTTTTCATCTTACAAAAGCAAGATTTACCATTTTGTTTTTTTAACATTTATTTGTTGACCTTTACTTTTTTTTCCTTTGCTTGGGTCATATGATTCATCCTCATCATCATCACCCATATTTTTTGATATTTCCCAGAATTCTTTAGAACCTAATTTAAAATCTGGATGGTCTTGTGCTTTGTACCAGAATATTTGATCATTTAATTTGTTACTTTTGGCGTTATTATTAAGAACAAGACATTCATAATTTTCTGTTGTTTGATCCATAACTGCACAGAAACTTTCCAATGTTGGAAACATAGATGCATAATTTTCCCATATTCTTTTTCGGTTGGTAAGGTACGGTTCTCTTAAAATAAAAACATAATCTATGTTTGTACGGAGATTTGGTGGAATTCCTAAAACGTACTGCATGCATATGATTAACATTACCTTCCAATGCCTTCCATTCATAAAAAGCAACCGCATCATCTTATCACGAGTCCATGTTTGATCATATAAACAATCATCTAAAATAACAAATGCACGTGGGTCTATACTAGTTTTTCTATACATTTCCAATTCTTTATTTACTTGTTTCAATACAACTTTTTGACGACGTAAAATGTTCTCTATCAAAACTGTATTATACTCTTCATGTATAAAGAGTTTAGGAACATGAGAAGAATAAAAACCATTACCAGCTTCTGTTCCAGAAATAACCGTACCGATAGGTATATCTTGATGATAAAATAATAAATCACGAACCAAATATGATTTACCAGTATCACGACGACCTATCATGACAATAACTGGCCCTTTATTTTCATCAGGTTTAAAGGTAATAGACCTCATATCAAATTTCTTTAACTCTAAAGTCATATCTAGTAATATATAATTGAAATATAATTTTAATTTTACTAGTAAACTTATTTTCAAAATAAACCAATTTTTACTTGAGTAGAATTTTACAAAAACAAATGTATAAACCAGTTATAATATTAAAAATAAATAAATAACAAAGAGATTACTAAATTTACTATTGATTATGTAAAAACAAAAAACATAGATTGGAAAACTTTAGAAAAAACTTATAAAAGTACAGATGAAGATATTCAATTTAACCATAATCCATTTTCTCTTTTTGAAATACAAAATTACAATCCTATTTATAGTAAATTTTTTGTATTAAATGAAAAAAATTATAATACCATATCACTCAATCATAGGTATCATTTTTTAGATACAGAAAACATTTTTGATACAAAAACAAATGAAATAAAAAATTCCGATATTTTTATTAAATATTCTCCGTTACTCGATCCTTATCGTTTCATGACAGGAAAATATAAAATTTATGATATTAAACAATTACCATCACCATTTTTAAAAGACGATGAAAAAAATATCCCAAAAATTAATGATTATAACAACGCATCATATGTTGATAATTTTTTTAGTTTTTTAGCATGTAAATTGATGCACCAACATCAATTTATACATAGTGTAGATTATTATGGTTCATTTGTAGGAATACAAAATGTTTTCAAAATTAATATTACAGATGATTTAGAGTTTCTACAATCTTCAGACTATTTTTTAGAAAATATAAATAAAAAATTTATATTGAATGAAAATGGAGATAGTGGTTTTATGAATCTAGGTTCTCGTTCTAATAAATTAAAAATAAATATATCAAAATCAGAATGTCATAATATTACTGCACAATCATTGAATGATGAATCAATTGGCAATTATGATACAGTTAACAAGAATGAAACAGAAAAAGAAGAAGTCGTTTATGAAAAAGATCTTTGTAGAACAACAAAAAGTTCTTCGAATGATTCATCTTCGGATGATAGTGATGATGACGATCATGATATTGAATCTGACAATAGTAATGAAAATATAAATGAAGAAGAAAACGATGATGATTATGAAGATATTGATAGTTCAGAAGAAGATGAAGACGAAAACGACGACGAATTCAATCGTTTTGCATATGTTAATAATTTTCCTGTTCAATTTATTTGTTTAGAAAAGTGTGATGGAACTTTTGATGAATTATTTATGAGAAAAGAAGTAGATGATAAAATAGCAGCTAGTGCACTATTTCAAATTATAATGTCATTGATTACTTATCAAAAATGTTTTCATTTTACTCATAATGATCTCCATACAAATAATATAATGTTCTCTAATACAGATAAAAATTTCATTTATTATTGTTATAAGAAACATTATTATAAAGTTCCTACTTATGGTAAAATATTTAAAATTATAGATTTTGGACGTAGTATTTATAAATTCAATGGACAAATATTTTGTAGTGATAGTTTTGCATTAGGTGGGGATGCTTCTACACAATATAATACAGAACCTTATTTAAATGAGAATAAACCACGTTTAGAACCAAATTATAGTTTTGATTTATGTCGTTTAGGATGTTCAATTTATGATTTCATTATTGATAATGATGAACCATTAACAATGTCAAAATTTGATGAATTACAAAAAACAATTTATCGTTGGTGCAGTAATGATGATGGAAAAAATATATTATATAAACGAAATGGGGAAGAACGTTACCCAAATTTTAAATTATATAAAATGATAGCGAAAACTTGTCATAAACATACTCCAGAAGAACAATTAAATTTCCCATTTTTTAATCAGTTTTTGATCAAGAAAAAAGGAGATAAAAATATGGATATTATGAATTTAGATAATTTACCTTGTTATGTTTAATAATCAAACCCTAAGGTTCTCTTTATTATATTATAATTATATTACAATATAATATATGTCATACTTTTTAGTTAAAACAACTAATGGAAAATTAAATATAAAAGGTGTAGTAGACCCTAATAGCATTGCAACACCAATAATTTATTATACTTTTGATGTATGAACTGTTTCTGGAAATAATGTACTTAACAATGTTAATTCCACCTATGATGCATCTATAAACTTTGGAACTGCTAGTTCTATAACTACAACATCACCTTCACCATTAAATAATGGATATTTAAGTTTAGATGGAACAGGTAATGTTATAAATAATTCTTTAACATTAAATACAATAGGAATATCAATAGCTTTTTGGATAAAATTTGCTACAAATACAAATGATAACTCTATGATATTTTGTTTAGGTAATTCAGGATTAAATCCTGCTGCTCCATTTATTTTATTTAGAAATTATTTTCCTACAGCTCAGCAATGTCTTTCTTTATATTATGGTCTTAATAATAATGTTTATTCAATAGCTAATATTAATGGTAATTCTAGTTGGTGGGATAATATATGGCGCCATATAGTTCTTACTTTTACAAACGGAACATTTACTTTTTATGTAAATGGTTCTCAAATTTTTACATCCGCTTTTAATTATGGTTTTAATACAACACCTGTACCATTAACAATAGGAATGTTAGGTAGTGATTCAACACGTTCAACAAAGGGTGGTATAGATGATTTTAGAATATATAATAAAATATTAACAACTAATCAAATTTCTTATTTGTATAATAAAACATCTACTGGAATTTAAAAAAATTGAAAAATTTTTGAAATAATTATAACATTGAATAATATTATAATTATTATAATAATGACAAGTATTTATTCTACAAAATCTACAGATTCTACAAGTGATAATTTAAAACAATTTCCTTCCAAAATAGAAAATCTTATAAATGATAAAGGAGTAGATAGTAGTGAAAATTTAAAAAAAAAACTAATGGAAAAGAAAAAAATGGCGGAAAATTTAATGGAAGAAAAAACTATGAAAGAGATATTAAATGAAAATTCAATAATATTAAAATCAATGATTTCTAAAAATATTGAATTAAGTAGTAATGAAAATACAAATAAATTAAATAAAAAAATATGTGAAATTTTAAAAAAAAATAAAGATAGTTATGATTATAATAAAGTACCAGATGAATTTACATTAGAATTATTAATACAAATAATAGAACCTGAAATTGATGAATCTAAAGATACAGTTGATAACGATTTAGAAAAGAAATCTATAAATATTTATGAATATAGATTAACACTATGGAAAATATTTTATAAAAATGTTTTATTTAAAAATAATAATGAAAAATTAAAACATATTAGTCTATTAAGTTAATAATAATAATATATATATTATTATGAATAAGACAAATAAAAAAATAAATAAAACAAACAAGACAAATAAAACAAAAAAAATAAATAAACAAATAAAAAAAATAAAAAAACCAAATAAACAAATAATGAAAAAACAGAAAGGTGGTATTGATACTGTTCTTGATATAAAAGAAATGCCTTATTGGAGAACATATAAAAAGAATGGTTTTGTTATAGATTGTAATACTATTGTTCAAATATATATATTTCTTGATGATCCATATAATAGAGGAATATACAAATATTTTGAATTACCTATTTTTGCGTCATCACATCCATGTAATAGTTACGAAAAATGTGAATCAACATTTAGATTTTATTATAAATATTTAGGGGTAAAAACTATATATAGTTTACAATCGTGTAACCAAAATAAATACGCAAATGAATGTGATATTGAAAAAGATGGTGTTAAATATCGTAATTGGGAAGCAGTTTGTTGGAATAAAATAAAAAACAATGAATTAAAATTTGAATTAGAAGAAAAAAAGGAAGAAGAAATAGAGTTTCTTAAAGAAAAAACAGAAGAAGAAATAGTTAAAGAAGAGTCTAATAAAGAAGAAATAATTAAAAAAAAAGAAGAAGACGAAAAAAAAATATTAGAAAAATATAATCATATATTTGATAGATCTAGATTTATAGATTGTCCTATTCGCCATTCAAGACCTGGTGAAACAGAAGCATGGAAAAGAACATCAAAAAGGGATTTTTATAATCAAAATATTCCAACATTAATTTATTGTTTTACTGGAAAAGAAAGAACAGGTTCTGTATTACTTTATATTATTTTTTATTATAGATTTTTATATGGATTAGAAAATAAAGATATTTTTTTTAAACAATATTTAGGTAAAGGAAATGGTTTTGAAATGTACGAATTTTTAAGTAATATGTTATTATCTAATTTAAGAGATATTTATAATGATTATGAATACAACAATTTTTTTAAATTAAATTATTCTGTTGATAATAAAACTAATATTTATTTGGAATTATTCAATATTGATACTATTTTTAAAATTAATTTATTAATATCTAGAATAAACATGATTATATTATATATAATCATAAAATATATTGAAGATAAACCTTATTCTCGTATTAATAAAAATACAGAATTTTATCTATATAAATTAGTTGATATTCATAATGATGTACGAGAACTATTACCATATTTATATCTTGATTCATCAATAACTAGTTTATCAATAAGAAGTTTATCGAAAGAAGAAATATTTGAAGAAAAATTTGAAAGAATGTTTTATCCAGAAAAAGTAACTATTGAAATGATAGAAAATAATTACACTGTTTCTTATTATAATTATGGAATAGAATTATCAACAGTTGAAGGTCCGTGGGGTATGGGAGCTATGTTTTAAAAAATCTTGATAAAAATTCTTCGGGTTCCATAATTTCTATATTATGTTCTTTTGCATATTTAGATTTGCTTGTTTCATCTTGTTTTGATTTTACAATTAGTAAAAATGTGTTTTTACTAATTTTATCATCCAAAATTCCACCTACTTTTTCTAATTTTTCTTTAATATTCACATCACGAATATTTGTCATAACAATCCGTTTACCATATAATGGATGTGATGTATCAATATCTATAGGTCGTATTGTATTCTGAATCGGAGTAGGAGTAGAAACCAATTTTCCTTCTAATCCACACTCGCGTAAAAATTCCAAGAATTTCGACAAGTTCTCTGTAAAACTCTTGGCGTTCTCTATACCAATGCCTTTGATTCGTATTAATTTTTCATATTTTTCTTCTAATGATTCTTGACTAGTAAGAATATTGGATTCTGTATTTAATATTAATTTTAATTTTTGTTCTCCAATACCACGTCCAAATTGATTTGAAGCTATCATAATATCTACTAATTCGGCTTTTTCAATCTGTGTTTTTATACCATTATATATCTTATCAATCATGGTTTGTTTGAAACCCTTTACTTTTGCAAAATCTTCTTTGGTAGCTTTTAATATTTTAGGTATTGTATCTAATCCTGTATCCATTATTTTCTCAACTGTTTTTCCCGATAATCCATCAACATCTAATTTGGTAAAAAATTCGGTTATATTTTTACGTATGACAGTTGTATCTGTTTCAAAATTATCTAAAACAATATCTACATGATTTTTAGTCCATTGATAAGATTGTTCTGGCATTTTAGGATTTTCTGCTGGTGTTGTTACTGATTTGATATGTGGAATAACATCACCACTACGAATGATTTGAATAACTGCACCAATACCAATTTTATTTTTTTCGATAAATTCACCATTAAATCCAGTAGCATATTGAATTGTTAC